GCTGTCGCTGATCCTTGACACCGCGAAAAATGATTCTGTTTCCGGTGATCTTACATTCCAGCGCAAGCGGATTCAGATTCACTTTCCAGAAGCGGTCAGCATAGGGACCGAACATTCTGTATATTGACGCCTGTAATTCGGCGAAGGTGCTGTCGCGGTTCGTTTCTTCAATCTTTCGCACGACAAGAAGGTTCGCGCCGGTATATGCCGGATCGGACAGTTTCGCTATGTAGTCCTGGGCGATATTCACGGACTTCCCGGAACCGGCGGACCCCTTCAAAATGCGGTAGCGGCCGCGCCATTCGTTGACAGGGCGGAAGACCGGGTTAAACTGGGCCGACGCCCTGAACTCAACTGTCTGGGCCGTAGTCATAATTGATCACCACCGTCACAGGGGCGGTGCTGTCCGGGCTGTCCTTGAACATTCCCAGGTGCTTTCCGCACAGTTCCAGGGCCTTCAACTTGTCCGCCAGGCGGACTTCCCGTTCCACGCCGTCGCCGTCTTCTCCGGGGATCACTTTCACCTTCACGGAAGCGATCGCGGCCGTGTCGTCGCGGGAAGCGTCAGTCAGGACTGTCGCGTCGGTCATGTTGATCACGTCGATCGCGTTCACGAAGGCGATTTTCCCCAGTTCCAACAGGACCCGGTCGGCGTTGATCCCGGTTCGCTTCGACCTTTCGGCCATAGCGCGGTCTATGCGCGCGCGGATTTCAGGTTTTTTCAGCAATTCACTTCCGATACTCCCCGCAGATTCCACGGAATATCCGGCGCGGATCGCGGCCTGGGTCGCGTTCAGGTCGATCAGGTATTCGTCACAGAAGACTTCATTCTTCTTCGTCAGTTTTCCCACGATTCTTCACCGTCCTTTCTGTGGGTGTTCATTCCTTTTCGGGCAACAGAAAAGGAACGCCTGTGAAGACGTTCCTTTCTGCGCCCTATAAAAAAGGAGGTCGGGAACTGGGCAAGGTTCCCTTGTAGCATTTTCGCACACTCTTATAGCCGTTACAAGTGCAAGTATGTGCAGACTTATGCAAAGATGTGCAATCATGTGCAAAAAGTTTTCCGCCGACGGGAAGGTTCATTCGATATTCCCGTGAAGGCGGATATATTTCCGGACCAGGCGGTCGACGGCCGTTTTCCTCTGGCGGCTGACGGTGGAAACGTCCATGTCCAGAAGTTCGGCGGCCTGGGCGTATGTCCGGCGCGGATAGTACAGGGTCAGAAGAATGATCTTCGACTTCGCGTCCATTGTCAGGATCGCTTCGTGTACGTTTTCAATCTGGCGTTGTCGTTCTTCCAGGGCGGCGGTCGCTCTCTTTGTTCTGGCGGTCCGGTGCTGGATCGCGTCGGCCACCTTTACCAGAAGGCCGTCAGGGTCGGGGGACGACTGGACGCGGGGCGTATCATATCGGACGCCGCGCGGGTAGGCTCTGGCCCTGATTGCTTCCAGGTCTTCTTCCAGGGCGGCGCGCTCTGCGTCGATCTGCGCTTCAATAGTCGACATTTCCTGGTCGTGGTTCTTCAATATGTCGTAGACGCGGCGGGCCGTCTGGTCCGCGCGGTCTTTCTTTTCTTTGGCGTCCATGCCGTTCACCTTCTTTCCTGCGGGCGTCAGAAGGGAAGTTCACCGTCTTCCCCGTCAATCTCTGCGAAGCCCTCGTTCTCCATGTAACCGGCGGCCAGGCTCCCGGCCGGCTGATCCTCTGCGGCGCGGCGGGATTCCGCGAACTCGACTTCGTCGGCCACCACTTCGAAGCGGGTTCTTTTGTTCCCGTCCTTGTCAGTGTAGGGGTCGACCCTGATCCGGCCGGACGCGATAATCACGCGCTGGCCCTTGCGGAAATACTTCGCGACGAACTCCGCAGTCTTCCGCCAGGTCGTGACGGGTATGAAGTCCGCTTCCTCGCGGTTGAACTTTCGGTCGACGGCCAGGGCGAAGGTTGCCACAGGGACGCCGTTCGGCGTTTGCTTCAACTCCGGATCGCGCGTCAGGCGTCCGGACAGTTTCACGTCGTTCATATAGAATCACCTTCCTTCCATGCTTGGGCGAACTTCGTGATCCGGTACAGTTCGCCCCAGGGGTCTTTCTTCTGGGCGCGGCCCCATAGGAACAAGGCCACGCCGATTTTCAATGATTGCCAGGTCGTGATCGGCCCGGTCCCGTTTGCCAGTTTGCGGACAAATGATTTCCCGTGATAGCGAAGGCAAGCGAACGCCACCACACAGGGAAGGACCTGGTCTTCGGGTATGTCCAGGGCTTCGGCCAACTTCTTCGCGGCTTCTTCGCTTCTGCTCACGGCGTCACCTCTTTCAGCGTGTCCTTCATATCCAGAAGTTCGGCCACGATCCCGCCGGCCGGTGCGACGTTCCGTGTCATGCTGACCGTTTTCCTGTCGGTTATGGTTATATTCACCTGGTTCAGCGCAGGAAGCGGGCAGACGGCCACGGACAGGCCGTTTCGGGTTAGTTCGTGGAATATGTCGTCCTGGGCTTCTGGCGCGCTGTGGGCGGCTTCCTGGGCCGCCTGGCGGGTCATTCCAAAAGACACGGCCAGGCAGATGTCCAGTTTTCGGAGTTCTTCGCCGGTCAGTGTGTAAATCCGTTCACGAAGGCGGCACTTGTCGACCGTCCTGATCTGCTCACACTGGACACGGGACGGCGAATGTCCGGGAAGGTCAATGTCGAATTGCATTGGATACAGCCGGCGGGACGTGTTGGTCGTCATGTTGGCGACGATCACCGTCGGGGAACTCGCGTTCCCGGCGTCGTTCTGAATGATCACGACTGGCCGTGTTTTTCTTTCCTCGCTTCCGATGGCGTCCGGGCTTCCCTGGCAGAAGAAGACGTCGCCGCGTTTCGGGATTGTGTTCGTCATGACTGTTCCCTCCGTTCTTCAATAATATATAGGCGGACTGCCTGGCGGCCGAAGACCAGGGCTTCGTCGTGGTCTTCGAAGTAGATGTCAACGGCGTTCCCCTTTATGGCTCCGCCGCGATCCTGGACCACTCGTTCGCCCAGGCCGTCTATGTAGACGATTGTCCCAGGGGGAAGAACGTCCCAGTCGGCCGCGATCGTGACGCCCTGTTCGGCGACGGCTCCGCTTGCCGTGTAGACGATTCCGTCCGGGCGGTTCAGCGCCCAGGAACCACAGCACTTTTCGCAAGAACAGTACGCGGTCGCTTCGTATTCGATCCATTCCGGTTCTTTCGGTTCTGGTTCCGGGGCGGGCGGCTGTACGGCCACGGCGGCGACTGCCGGCGGCTCTGTCGGCTCACTCTCTGCCGGCTGTGTCCCGGTTCCCTTTGCGGTCCATGCACACGCGGTCAGGGCCACCAGGGCCAGCAGAAGGACGGTGGATAGTTTCTTCATGGGGCCACCACCTTTCAAAACCGCTTCCCGTGTTTGAACGGGCGGGTTTCGTTATAGGCCATTTTCTCGGAAATGACAGTGTCCAGGTCGATTCCCAGATAGCCGCACAGGTCCGCGATCCGGATCACAGCGTCCGCCAGTTCCACAGCCACGCCTTCGGGCTTCGCGTCCCTGTACTGGCAGGTGTGTTCATACCCATACTGGAAGCAGTCGGTTTCGTCAGCCGGGTCACAAGGAAGGGACGGGTCGCCTTCCGTACAGTGATACCAGACCAGGGCGCGGCCGGCGCGCTCGTTGCACATATCCAGTTTTCGGCGGGCGTACTGTTCGGCCTGGCCGAAGAAGTCTGGGTCCAGGACGGTTCCCAGGCTTTCTTCGACTCTGGCCTTCAACTCACAGGACCCGATCATTCGTCTTCGTTGTCCTCTCCGGCGGCGATCCGGCGAAGGACTTCGTTCACAAGTTGCTTCGACGTGAAGCCGGTCAACAGGGCTTCGCCAGACAGTTCGATTTCCTCCTGATCCAGCGACAGGCAGATTTCAGAGTCCACGAAAAAAGCCGGGCGAACGCCGCGGTAGCCGGTGTACGCATAGCTCCAGCGCAGACCGCCGCCGGAATTGACATGCCGCACGTTGCGCGCGTTGCCGGCGTACGGGGTGATCGTCCATTCCCAGTCGTCGATCTCCAACAGGCCCGCGTCGTAATACTTCCGGACCAGGGGTTCGGGCAACATGGCGACCTTGCAGACGGCGACGCCGTAACGGTTCGTTCCGTCGTGGTCCGCCAGGCTCCACTCGGCTTCCAGGACCTTGTTCGCCGGGATCACGCCGGCGTCGTCCAGGGCGGACAGGAAGTCTTTGTTCAGGTCGAACCGAAGGGTAGAGAAGGCGAAGTTATTCGCGGCCGGCTCCGGCTCCATGTGGTTATAGGTGAATGGCCGGACGGTGAAGGGGCGGTTCCCGATCGGCTCCTTCGCGGCCAGAAGGGTTCGGCCGTCGGTGAAGTGTTCCAGGACGACCACTTCCACGGGGCCGGCGTTGAAGTAGGCCCCAGGGGCCAGGTTCTTAATTTTTACGCTTACTGCCATTTTGTTTTCCTCCCTCATATTCTTCGATCGTGACTTCGACGCGCGGGTTCTTCGGGTCCAGGGCGAAGTCGTCGCTGAATCCTTCGATTTCCGACCAGCCGTCATTTCGAAGGACACCGGCTTCGACCAGGGCGTCCTGAATGAACTTTTTCGCAAAGGCGATATTGTCCTTGTCGCGGCGGCGGCTGGGTTCGACCCACAGGTAGCGAATCACCACAGGGCGGGTGAAGCGGACGCCCCGAAGTTGTGTCCGGATCATGTAGCCGATCACGTTCTGGGCCTGGCGCTTCATGGAAGCGGCCTTGTACTTGCCCTTGTATGACCGTTCCGCGTCGATGTACTCATTCAGTCCCGGCAACAGGCCGGGGATTGTCAGTTTATATTTCTTCATTGGTCTTGTCCTTTCGTCAGGCCCAGGATTCGCCGGGCGGCGTCCCTTCGGTCGGTGGCGTTCGCTGTTCTGCGGGACGCTCCGACCATTTTCAGGCGGATCGGACACATTTCCAGGACCCGGTCGTAAATGCGCTTGTAGGCCAGGGAAGGCGGGTTTTCCAGGTCCTTCAAGGACAGGTTTGTCGTGATGATCACGGGCTTCCCGGACCTTGCCCTGGTGTCGACCACGTTGTAGACCTGTTCGACGGAATAGGACGTGTCCCGTTCGACGCCCAGGTCGTCGATCACCAGAAGGGAATAGTGTTGAAGGCGGTCGATCCGCTTCTGTCGTTCGTCGTCAAAGGACCCTTGAAGGCTGTTCAGGATTCGCGGGAAGTTGGTCACGCTGACACTGACCAGCCGTTCCAGAAGGGCGTTCGCGATTGCACAGGCCAGGAAGGACTTCCCGGTCCCGACGTCGCCATAGAACAGAATCCCGATGTTCTGGGCCTTCATTTCCTCCCAGTTCTCGACGTAGCGGCGACAGACGTCGCTGACCTTTGGGTTCCGCTGGTCGTCCTGGGCGAAGGTGTATTGCAAATAGGCCGGGTCCGTGATCCCGTCGCGGCGAAGCCGGTCCATTCGTTGCTCAAACTCCCGGCGCTCTCTGTCGGCCTTCTCTGCGTCGGCCTTTTCCTGGCCGCATTTACACAGACAGCCGACGCGGATCGTCTTCGCGTCCCGGCCGATGGACGGGACCGCCGGAATGGTGACGTCCATTTGCTTCCGTTCGTGGCAGTTGCCACAGCACAGGAAGCCTTCGTCGTCGAAGTAGTCGTCCGGTTCCTGGTTTTGAAGGCTTTTCTGGACCATACCGGCCAGAACGTCGCCGATTGCGTTCATAGCGATCACCGTCCTTCCAGGAAGTCTTCGTCGTCACCATAGTCCTTCTTCGGCGCGGCTCCCTTCGGGGGCTGGGACGGTACGTCAGGCCGGTCGTCTTCCTCCCAGCGGCGGCCGCGAATGAACGTGGCCGGGTAGCAGATAAACGATCCGCCGTCCTTCGTCCACTGGTCACAGGTCTTCCAGCGTTCCACGCCGGCGACGATCAGTTCGACCAGGTCGTCGTCCGGGTTCAGTTGGCCCCAGGCTTTCAGGGCGTCCTGTTTTCCGACCCGGCGCGGATATACAGCCCAGAAGCGATCAAAACCGCGCGGTGTCCCCGTCGCCCCGGTTGGGCGCGTTCCCGTTTCTCGTTCCTCGTTCTCGTTTACGTTTTCGTTCTCGTTTACGGGGACTTTTGATTTCATTTGATTTCCTTTCCTTTGATTGCAAGTGTTATCAAATGAAACAGGAAGGGGGAACTTGCTTTTCTTCGCTCTCTGTTGCTGGTGCTTGTCCCACGACATAAGTTTCAGGTATTGCTTCCCGTCCTCGCTGGCCGTGTAGGTTCCGACCATGCTGGCGGCGACCAGTTCGGACAGCCAGGCCCGGATTTTCTGTTCCTTCGGTGGGTCCAGTGGGAAGCACATGGACGCCAGGATTCGCGGATTTCCGTAGTACAGGCCGAAGTCGTCCGCCTTGACCACCAGTCGCCAGAAAAGGCGCTCGGCGTCCGCGCTCACCTCCGACAGCGATTCGCTGGTAGTGATTGATTCTTTGATTATGCGGCTCGGCACGTTTGCCACCTCCTTTTACAATGCTTTTTGACAGGTCCGACAGGCTTCGCGACCATATTTCCGGACGGAATAGTCCTGTTCGGCCTTTGTGATTGGTTTCCCACAGATCGGGCAGACTGCCCCGTTCTCTGTCTGGGGCGCTGGTGTACCCGCTGGCGCGCCCTGGCGGCCCCTGGGGGCCTGTTTGCCCTGTCCCTGGGCGTTTCCCTGGGTGGTTGTTCCCTGGCCGCCCTGGGCTGTCTGTGGCGGTCCCTGGACCCTCTTGTTCATGTCGAACCGGACGTTTCCGTTCCGGTCCGCGATCACCAGTTCGCAAATCTCCCGGCGGTCGTTATAGGCGACGTGGGCGACGGTGAAGCGGGTGTTCGAATAGCATTTCAGGACTTCCTTCCGTCCGTTCTGGCCTTCGGAATAGAACTCGTTGTCGGCCAGTTCGACATAGATGAAGGGGCCTGTGTAGAGTTCGCGGCCGATCCCCACGTTGAAGCCGGCGCGCTTGAAGGCGTCGGACGCCTGGCCTTTTTCTTTCTCGGTGTTGCTCTCGACGCCGACGTCCTGTTTCCGGACCCAGGCGCGCTTCTCTGCGTCCCAGATGTCGATATTACAAAACAGGTTCCCGTTGATCACTTCATGGGTTCGTTGCCAGTTCCCAGGGCCGAAGACCTGGTCAAGAATCCGCATATCGACGCGGGCGTCCTTGTAAAGCAACAGGACAGCACCGACACGGCCTGTTTTCGCGCGGCTGACGCTCTGAACGCGACATTCGATGTCTTTTTCCGTCAGAAGGGGAATGTCGTTCCTGACGGCCGCTGGCGGGTCCAGGGCGGCCTGTT